TGCAAAACCTATTAAAACCTTAAAGATTGACACAGTAAAAAAAGAGGTAATAGCAAAACAACCAGAACAAGTTAAACCTATTGTAATTTTAGATATTCAAAAAGAGTTAAGAAGTATCAAATACAAACAAAAACAATCAGGAAAGCTATTAATTGAAGCTAGAAATCACCGTATTGAATCGGTAATATGGTCAGCGTCTTGTACTGCTGTTGGTTCTATTGCACTAGCAACTGCGAAAGGACGACAAAAAGGCGTTAATTTTGGTGTTTTTGTTTTCTCTTTAGGTGGCGCAGTTTCTTTTGGTAAAATGATCCAAACGTTTTATAAAATAGGCGAAGCTGGAAGGGTATTAATTAAATAACAGTATTTTAACACCATGCAAAACAAAGAACTAATTGCCCACGCAATAGGAATAGTTAAAAACGTTAACGCTATCACAGTAAACGAATTAGCATACGACTTAGATATTAACATTTTACAAGCTACAAAGCTACTTTACGCATTAGAGGATAATGATTTAGTAGTTGATTTTGGGAGTTTTTTCGCCTGTACTGATTTAGCTGATTTTAATTAATTTGTTTTTTAGTATATTCGTGCTATGAAAAACATTAAAGAAATGATTGAAACGGTTGATATTAATACCGTATTCACAAATAAAGATAATCCAAGAATATTAAAAGACGATAAATTTAAAAAGCTAGTTAAGTCAGTAAAGGAATTTCCGCAAATGCTACAAATTAGACCGATTGTAGTTAATGCTGAAATGATTGTTCTAGGAGGTAACATGAGGCTAGAAGCTTGTAAGAAAGCTGGACTGAAAGAAGTAACGATAATTAAAGCGGACAACCTTACAGAAGAACAACAAAAGGAGTTTATTATAAAGGACAATGTAGGCTTTGGTGAATGGGACTGGGACATGATAAGCAATGAGTGGGACACAGATCAAGTGGAGGAATGGGGGTTAGATTTGCCTGATTTTGAAGTTGACGAAGTACTTGAAGCAGAAGAAGATGAATTTGATGTGCCGTTAGGAGGTCTTGAAACTGATATTGTTTTAGGAGACTTGTTTGAAATTGGGGAACATAGACTGCTGTGTGGAAGCTCTACTGAAAACGATACATGGGAAAAGGTAATGAATGGTGAGCTTTGTGACTTAGTAGTAACTGACCCTCCATACAACGTAGCGTATCAAGGAAAAACAAAAGAAGCGCTAACTATTAAGAACGACGCAATGGGAGATGGTGACTTTTATCAATTCCTTTACGACTTTTACACTGCTTTAGGGAGTTTCACAAAAGCAGGTGGTTCTTGGTATGTTTGGCATGCTGACTCCGAAGGCGCTAATTTTAGAAAAGCAATGGCTGACGCTGGAATAATGGTAAAGCAATGCCTTATTTGGGTAAAGCAAACAATGGTGATGGGAAGGCAAGATTATCATTGGAAACATGAGCCATGCTTATACGGCTGGAAAGAAGGTGCTGCACATAATTGGTACACAGACAGAAAACAAACAACAGTTTTAGAGTTTGACAGACCTTCAAGAAATGCAGAACATCCAACAATGAAACCAATTCCTCTTATTTCTTACCAAATAGGAAACAGTTCTAAAAAAGGAGATTTAGTGTGTGACGCTTTCTTAGGTTCAGGAACAACAATGATAGCTTCTCACGAAATGAAAAGGAGATGTTACGGCATGGAATTAGACCCTAGATACTGCCAAGTAATAGTCAACCGTATGTTAAAACTTGATCCTACATTGGAGGTTAAATTGAATGGGAACAAGTACGAACCAAAAACAGAACATTAACAGAACGTAGCTATGTCAAAAGAAGATTTAATACCATTCAAAAAAGGACAGTCAGGAAACCCGAAAGGTAGACCTAAAAAATTAGTCAATCATATTACTGATGAACTAAACAAAGAAGGCTATAAAGCAGTTAGTAAAAGCAATATATTAGACGCTTATCTCACATTGATACAGCTACCTTATAATGAAATAAAATCAATTGCCAGCCCTAACGATAAAACAAAATACCCTTTTTTTTATAAATTAGTGGCTAAGGAGTTGATAGGTAGGAAGGGTTCTGAAATGCTTGAAAAATTATTAGACAGGGCATTAGGGAAAGCAACACAAAAAACAGACTTAACTAATAACGGTGCTAAGTTTGAGACACCTCAGATAATTGTCAACAGTGCTGAACTACCTGATAAGCTTAAAGGTTTACAAGACGATCTAAGCAATGAGTAGACAAAACTACTTAGACCTTGACGCAATACAGTTCCTAATTGAAGAAGGTATATTAGAAGAAGGTTATGAAAGGTTAATCTTTGAGAAGGACGGTCAAGAGATAGTATTAAACGACCTATTGATATTGTTTGCAATGAGAAACCAAGTGTTTACATACGGGGAAAACTAAAACAATTGAAATTATCAGGAACATTTGAGAAGAATTTAGACGCTTATAGGGCCAAAGCTAGGTACATCATAAACAAAGGTGGGACACGTAGCTCAAAAACTTACAGTATACTTCAATTACTTTACTTTATTGCTACATGGTCTAAAAAACCTTTAGTTATCCACGTTGTATCTCACTCAACACCTCACTTAAAAGATGGTGCTATAAGTGATTTTGAGAACATTCTAAAGGGTAATAATGTAGACGTTGACAGTATAAGAGTACAGAACCCAAACACTTACACAATAGGCAACAGTATAATTAAATTTATAGGCTTTGATAAGGCTGGTAAAGCTTTAGGTGCTGCTAGGGATATTCTATTTGTGAATGAAGCGAATGAAATGAAATGGGCCGTTGTTCACCAGCTATTCATGAGGACCAAAGAAACAATCTTTATTGATTATAACCCGTCGTCAGAGTATTGGATAAATACACAAGGAATATACAACGACCCTAATGCTAAGGTATTACACAGTACATTCTTAGACAATCACGATAACATTACAGAAAGTCAAATCAATGACTTATTAAAAGCTAGGGATAAACACGATGACGAAGTAAGAAGAGGGCTACAAGGGTACTGGTATAACTATTGGCGCGTCTACGGAATGGGCTTAGAAGGAATATTAGAGGGGGCTATATTCAATAATTGGACTACAGGAACGTTCGACGACTCTTTACCCTTTGGCTATTGCATTGATTTCGGTACAAAAGACCCGTTTACCTGTACTAAAATAGCTATCAATAAGAAGGAAATGAAGATTTACCTAGAGCAAATCATTTACAAAACAGGGCTAACACCTAACACTAGCGTACAAGCAATGGAAGGAAACAACATAAGCAAAGACGCTTACATAGTTGTGGATTGTGCGGATAAAGGTTGGGGAAATACATTGGTTGAGGCTGGGTTTAACATAGTGCCAGCTAAAAAAGGAGCTGGTAGTATTATTAGTGGAATCAACGCGTTACAAGATTATGAAATGATTGTAACAGAGGATAGCGATGCTATTATAAGGGAGCTAAGGGGGTACATTTGGCTTGATAAACGTGGTGAAGTTCCAATTGATGATTATAATCATTCAATCGACCCTATAAGATATTACGAAAAATTCTATAACTTTATAAGTTAAATAGATATTCTTTATATTTGGAGCATGAGTGACTATAATTTCTTTGATAATTTAAAAATAAAATCAGTAGTAGACTTCTTCCCCTTGACTGATAGCTTCGGTTTTAAACGGGTAGATCAAACTACAATAGTAAACGAAGGCTATGTTTCAAACCAAGACGGTTATGCTGTAATTTCAAAGCTGGCTAGTATTTGCGCTGATATGCCGATAATAGTTAAACGTAATGGAATAGAGGTAACAGCCCAAAACGATGAGTTTGCAAACTTCTTCTATAACAGGTGGAATGGTGATTCGGGTAGTAAGCAAGGTTTAAACGCTTTGTATACTAATCTTTTCCTGTTCGGTTTAGCTTATGATTATACACCGACTGATGCAATTGGGTTCTTACCATTGGAGCAATGGGTACTTCCTACGCAAAGAGTAACGCCTGTAGTTGGTAAAGATGGCGGTTCATTCTTTGAAAAGCCTGTAAGCTATACGTTTTACGATGTAAACAACAAACAAAAGAACATATTACCAGAGGAATTAGTTATAATTAGATACTACGACCCTACAAATATAGATAGTTCTAAGGACGGATTAAGCCCATTACAATCAGTTTGGAATACTGTTATAGCTGAAAACGAAAGAGGAACCGCAGAAGCTTCAATGTTAAAAAATAAAGGTATTGCTGGGTTTTTAAGTCCTGAACATTCAAAAGAAAGTTACGGTTTAATTGGTAAAGCTGCGGAAGCTGCAAGGGCTGTAGCTAAGAAACTAATGGGAGGTGCTGACAAAGCTGGAACGGTTGAGGTAATCGAACAACCTGTTAAATATACCCCAATAGGCTCAAATCCTTCTGACATGAAATTAATTGAGGGTAGAATGCCACATCTAAGAGATATTTGTAACGCTTACGGTGGTGTATCTTCAATGTTGTTTAATGACCCTAATAGCCGAACTCACGCAAACTATGAGGAAGCTAAGAAGTCAATGTATACAGACTTTATTATTCCACAAACTAACTTATTCATTGACCAGTATAGCAGGGGGATGATTGAAAGAGTTAATAACTCAACAGGTGCAATCTATTCTTTAGAGATTAAAGAAGAGGAAATTGTAGTACTAGACACTAACGACATGGACAATGAGTAAAACAATTAAGGGAAATACATTAGCAGATATTAAAAAGCTGTTAGAAGCAAAGAAGCAGAAGGTAAACGATAAAAAACTAATTAAGAAATGAATAGAAATACAGTAGTTAAGCAAGTAACAAGAGATAAAGAGGAAGCTTTATTGTTAAAAAGAGGGGCTGTAAAGTTTACAGATTCACCCGTATTAAGTCCAGTACTTGGAAAGGTAAAGGATGACGAGCCAAACAAAATGCTATTAGAGCGTAACTTACCATTGGATACAGAGGAAGCCGTTTATCGTACTATCATAGCGAATACATACAACTACATGGATTCACATGATGACGTACATTTAAACAATGTATTCAAAAAGTCCTTAGAAGAAACTAAAAAGCTTTTCTTATTGCACGACCATAAATTTGAGGTGACAGCACAGACTGGTAACATCCTAAAAGCATACGAGCAAGACGGACGCTTCATTTATTACGGGCTTAATTCTCCATTAGATACACAAGCCTTGCTACTTGATGTTGAAATAGAACGTGCTAAGAATGAATTGGTATTTAATGAGTATAAGAATCACAACATCAATCAGCACTCAGTTGGTATGTACTATGTAAAGATTGATCTAGCAATAGACAACCAAGATGACAAAGAAGCTTATGCACTTTATAGAAAGTACTTGCCGCAAATAGGTAATGCTGATAAGGTAGAGCAACAAGGGTACTTCTTTGCAGTTCAGGAGGCTAAATTGAAAGAAACAAGCGCGGTATTAATGGGTTCAAACGACTTAACAGGTATATTTGATAACAATAAAAGCATCAAAACAATAGACGAAGCGCAAAAAATGTTCGATTATTTAGGTAAAAATATAGAGAATAAGGAAATTTTTAATAATATTTGTAAGCAGTATGTTGACACTTTCAAGCAAATCGAGCCGTCTTTGGACACTCAAACTGTTATTAAGCCGTCATTTTACACAACAATGAGTAAATTTTAATAACAAACAAAGACCTTGAAAGGGGCAAAAACAAAATGAAGTTTTCAGAATTTTTAGTATCTAAAGAAGTTAGCGACATCGCTGGCTTAGATGCAGAAAGACAAGCTGAATTATACAATGAGTATAACGAAGCGTCAAAAGTAGAAATTGAAGCAGCAATTGCTTCTAAAGCATCTAGTGAAGATGTAGCAAGTTTAAAAGCTGAACTAAGCGAAACAATGACGAAGCAATTCGTAGCATTGCAAACTGTTCTTAAGGAGCAAGGAATGTATATGAAAAAGATTGCAAAGTCTGACGCTGTAAAAGAAATCTCTTTAGATAAAGTTTTAGCTGACAATAAAGAAGCATTGAAAAAGTTGCAAGGTTCAACTAACAGCGCTGACAATGTTAAGATGACATTGAAAGTTGTTGGTGATATGTCTTTAGGTGGTAACACTACTGGACAAGTTCCACAAGCTGACAGAAACCCAATTATCGGAGACACTAAATCTAGATCAATTAAATTGATGGACTTAGTTACTATCGGTTCTATTGGTTCAAATTTAAAGGAGTGGATGTATGTCGCGAATAACGACGGTACAGCAGGAGCAACCGCTGAGGGAATTTTAAAGAATCAAATTGATTTCGATATTGTTGTAGGTTCTCAAAAAGTTGAGAAAATTACAGCGTTCGTTACTGTTACTGATGAAATGTTGGACGATGAAGCTCAAATGTCTACATTGATTAACAGCAAATTAGCAATCGAATTAAACAAAGCTTTAGAGCAAGGTGTTTATGATGGTTCAGGAGTTAGTCCAATCTTAAACGGTATTGAAACTGTTTCCCCTGTATTCGCTGCTGGTGTATTCGCTGCAACGGTTGACAATGCAAATGAGGTTGATGTTTTACAAGTAGCATCTAATCAAATTGAGATAGCTGACCAAGATATGGCTACAGCAATTTTAATGCACCCTAGTGACGTTACTTCTTTACTATTGACTAAAATGTCTAGTACAGATAAGCGTTATGTTGAAAGGTTACAAATGATTGCAGGAACACTTTCTTTTGATGGTATTCCAGTTGTAAAAACAACATTAGTTACTCAAGGTGAGTTCTTAATGGGAGATTTTACAAAAGCAAAAGTAGACTTCAAACAAGGTGTTACTATTGAGGTAGGTTACAATGCTGATAACTTCGTTAAGAATTACAAAACAATTAGAGCTGAAGTAAGAGCTGTTTGTTATGTAGAGAACAACGACAGACCAGCGTTTGTTAAAGGTGTATTTGCAACAGCAAAAGCAGCTTTAGAAACTCCTTAATAACTAAGGTTTAAATAATAAAAAGAGCCCTGTCTAGTACGGGGCTTTTTTTTTACACCAAATTACATTAGATTTACATAGATAAAATCTATAATTATTAAATTATCATTATGGCTAAGAAGGTAACAGTTAAGAAAGTAGCAGCACCAAAGAAGGAAGCTGTTAAATTAGACCCTAAGAAGTCTTATACGTTAGTACTAGACAAAGACACTAAGCACATGAAAAAAGGGTCTTACGTTGTAGATGGTGCAATGGCTGATGTATTATTAAGTAAAGGAATAGGCGTTATTAAATAATGGCTTTACCTCCAATCATACCACCTGACCCAATTGAAGCGAATGTAGACTATCGTTATGATGGTTGCTATCAGTCAATGGTATTGGTATTGCTTCAAAGGTTAATAGACGGCTCAGGAGGTGATACGGCAAAGCTACAAGAAATACTAGATGAGTTAATAGCGTTAAATGGTAAGGTAGCAACAGAAGCGACTTTAGCTAAAGTTGAAGCTATTACGGCTCAAATGAATTTCACAGGTGGTGCTTTAGATGTTAACGCAACTATTAGCACCGCAGGACTAGCAACAGAGCCTACTTTACAAGGTGTTGAATTAAACACTACAAGAAGCGAAAACTTACTATCTGAACTATTAGAAGCTCAAAATAAGACTAACAAATATTTAAGAAAAATTTATAACCCCGAATAATGGCAACAGAAATAACAGACGGAGCAGGAACAGGCAACCGAGCAAAAGTAGACAACGACAAGAGGTTGCACGTTAACAGCGTAGCACGTACACAAGACGAACAAGCAGCCTTATTAGGTGTAGCTTATAACCTTTCAACGGGTACGGTTAACCTTACAAGTGATACGAAAAGCTGTGTAGCTTATTTAAAGTACACTAATGGCGACCCGTTTGTAATTAAAGAAATAATTATAATACCGTCGGGTTCTACTGGTGGAGTTGGTAATGCTTCGGTACAGATACAAAGAAACCCAACAGGTGGAACAATTGTAAGTAATGCAGTGCCTTTTTCAGCGGTTAACAATAGAGATTTTTCAAGCTCTAACAGTATTGCTAACGATGCTGACATTCATAAAGGTGCTGAGGGAGATACTTTAACGGGTGGTACTAGCTTTGCTTTTACAACTAGGGATAACTTTGATATTCCGATAACTTTTGACGCTGCAAATATTGTACTTAGAAAGGGGAATAGTGTAGGGGTTTGTATAACACCACCAACGGGTAACACTTCTCAAAGTTGGGTAGTTGCAATAGTTGGTTTTGTAGAAACGGCTGAGGTATCAGGTAACGATTAATAAATATTAAAAGATAAGACAATGAGCGAACAAATAATTGACGGAGAAGGTACGGGTTTAAAGGTTGGGGTAGACTCTCAACACAGATTAAAAACTTTTTCAGTTACGGAGGTAGAAGATAAGACCGTAAACAGAGATGGTAGACAATGGAGCTTATACTTCTCAGAAACGCCCGTAGGAGCTAACGACATATTTTTTTACTTAAAAAATACTGGTAGCGTTCCTATAGCTATAACAGATATTAGAAGTATTTGCTCGGCTCCTGAAACTTTAATTTACGAATGGGTTTCGGGTACACCCGTTTATGTAAGTGGTACTGATGTAGTGCCTACACCGAAAAACGGAGGAAGCTCAAAGGAAGCGTCTATTACTTGTAAATTTGATACAAATATAACGGCGCTAACAGAGGAAGGCGTTTTGTATTTTGACAGATTAGACACGGCTAACAAAATGTACAAATTAAGTACCTCTTCAAATATTATTATACCTCAAGGCTCGGCTTTTGCTTTAAAAGCTACAACGGGAGGAAATTTAATTACGGGGGTAGTTTCAATAGTAGAAATAGAGTAATGATAACGGCTAAAATAGTAGGTTCAGACGGTAAAGCATTAAAAGTTAACGGTGAGGGCGAAATTAGTGTAGTAATACACCAACACCCACCTATTAACGAGGACGTAGTAGCTTTACCATTCAGGCAATACTTTACAAGTAACGGAGGTTTAAGCGGCTCTAATTCTATGAATGTTAACGCAGCTTTAGCCGCTCCTATTGACTTTTACATAGCTGCTAACCCTGATTATGATATTTACATAAAATACATTACTTGTGAGATTGGGGACGGAGGGAGCCCAGCTTTAAATAAGTTTGGCGCTTTAACTGCTTTAACTAATGGCGTTAAATTTTTATGGGATTCACAAACAGAACCAAACTACGAACTGCACGAGGGAATAAAAACAAATAAGGAGTTTATTCGTATAGCTTCGGATACGGCTGGTATTGGTACGGGTATAGATGCTTTCCTTGCTGACGTTTCAGGTGGTGGAAGTGAAAAGAGTTACTTACCTAACATGGATATGACAGAACTTTACGGCTTGCCTTGGGGTTTAAGGCTTAGAGGTGGCACAAAAGATAAGATTATTTTTAGGATACAAGACGACTTAACAGGGCTTAGTACTTTCAATGCTATTGCAACGGGTACAAGAATTTAAACAGGTTTTGTGATTTTTCCCTGTTTAGTAAGTGGAAGCCCTCTAATTTTTTAGGGGGTTTTTGCTTATATTTGATTAAAAAACATTTGTATGATAGAATTTAACGTAAACGAGGGCAAAAGAAAGCTCAAAGATGACTTCTTTGATGTTACCTTGAACGAATTATCAGCAGCTTATAAGTTTGTAAGCAAACAAGACGCAGACACTAAGCGTTATCTATTAGTAAAGGACGCAAAAGAGATAGATAAGGATAAGTTTTACGAGTTTAAATTAAAGTGGGTTGCTTTATTTAGTGATTTTACGGTTGAGGAATTGAGAATGATACCGATTGAAGGTAATGAATTGAAAAATTTAAGCGTTGAATGGCTTTACGATCACTGTAAACAGTTCTTAAATCAACCTAAAAGCTACCTAGAACTAAAAGAGTTTAAGCATAAAAGGAAAAAATACAGCATTATAGAGCCTATTAAAACTATTTCAGGGGCCGTTATGCTCTTTGGTAATGGTAATTATAGGCAGTTTATGCTTGGAAGTCAGTTAACAAACATGGTTAACAACCAAAAGAATGAGAAAGGTATCGAAGGACTTAAACAGTTATTCGCTTTGCTCTATACAGACGGGAAAGATTCAAGCGAGGACATAGTAAAACGGGCTGAGGTGTTTGGAGAGGTTAACGCGTTGTACGGTTGGAGTGCTTACTTTTTTTTTGTTCAGTTAGTAAAGAAATACAACGACTATTTCCGCTTATCTATGACAAAGAACCCGAAGCCCCGAGTAGCTCAAGAATTAGCGATTCAACAGTTAAGAACGTTACTATTAAAAACTTCTTTTGGGAGATGGTTGCTATTGAAGTTGCCGAAAAGGGAGTTCTCAATACTACGAACATGAGCTTACGTGATTGGATAACAGGAAAGAAACAGGAAGCACCTTTAGAGGCAGTAATGAACATGAGAGCGTTTGATGTTCTTAAAATATTTAATTTAAACTTAGCAAAATGACATTTGAACAATTAGTAGACATATTTAAAGTGGCTGCACTGGCCTATGTACCAACACCACCAAACAATGGATTAAGTTTTAAGTATAACAAAGTTTGGTATAATAACGGAGCACCTTCCAATACTTATCCTTCAATGTTGTTTGAAAGAAGTCCTGACTTTGAGTTTACAGGGTTGCAAAGTAACGGTAATGTAGGGCTTCAAACTTTTAACGGTAAGCTATTCTTTTACGATACTTATGAAGAGTCAGAAAGGGGCGCGAATAATAACGAGGACTGGATTAAACAAAGCGAATTGAATGATTTAGCATTGATTATCATAGGAGATATTAACAACCTTAACAAGGCTGCAAATGGTAGGGAAATTAAATGGGGTAAAGGATTCTTAGCAATGGATGTGCATAATCCTGCTTTAGTTCAAGTGTTTGTTCCTTTCTCAGTAACTCTTAAAGTGGCTTGTAAGGTATGATAAAACAAGGGCTTCAATTAGTAGGTGATTTTATTGTAGAACAGCTTATAAAGACAATAGAAGTACAGGGCCACAGAACAACGGGCGAACTACAAGAGTCTTTAAGCGCTGTAATCAAAACGGAAAGCGGAGGTTATAGTATTGAGATATGGGGTAGGGGTTACGCTAAGTATGTAGAACAAGGAGTTCCAAAAGGGGCGAAGGTTTCAGTTTATGCCCTTGCTGAATGGGTTTACAATAAAGGAATAGCAACAGGAGAGAAAGAAGTTAAAAATATAGCATTTGCAATACAGGCTAAAATATTTAAAGAAGGGTCTGTACAATTTAGAAAAAACAAGAAGGGTTTTGTTGAGGTTACACTAGACGCAAACTCAAAAGCTATATTTCAAATGGTGCTAGACTTATTTACAAAAGAAATTACTTTATCTTTAAGCAATACAATAGCGAAAAACAAAGCAGCATTTAAATAAACAGCATGGCATTAACGATAACGACAACAGGAAGCGAAATAAGTACAGAGAAGTTTGTAGTAACTGGGGTAAGTAATGACCCTTTGGTGACTACTGTACTTTTGAGCGTTTATATTGATGGGGTAACGTTGAGCCATAGACTAGAGCACTTACCTGATATTAATACTACTGATACTTTTAGCTTTGAGATTAACAGCATTATAAAAGACTACTTTGATTTTCAATTCTTAGCGTTAACAGGTGTTAATCAAACAGTACTACAAAATGTTTTAGTAGGTATTGAATTGAATGAGGTTATCGGTACGGCTGTACAAGGTGCTTCTTATCGTGATTACGTTGTGACTAAGAACATGACACAAGATACTTTTGAAATAGAGGACTTTGATTTAAACGATTATGATTGTGGAGATACAGGTAGCTCAACAAGTAAGTTGTTAACCTCATCACCTAACCCGTTACCAATTGGCGACCTAACAAGCGTTCATTTATCATGCTTAACATCTTCTTATGATGGTGGAGGACTACCTAAGCAACAATGGGTAATTGAAAAATATTTAAGCGGTGTATTGGTTAATATAAGTACGGAGCTTGTTAGCGTACCTAGCAGAGACATTAGTGGTTATATTGCTAGTGGTAAATACGACATAAGTAATTATAGAGTTGATTTTAACAGTGCTGATGGGTATGATGAGGTAAGGATAACTATAAAAGATATTTTAACACCATTCACAGCGAGAAGCGAAACCCGTTCTTATCAGTTAAATGATGCTTGCGAGCGTTCAATAACATTATCATGGTACAATGAGCTTGGCACACAAGATACTTTCACATTCTTAGGGAATATTAACAGGGTCGGTAAATACACAGACAGCAGCTTTAAACAAGTGCGACCAGTTAACCCTTTGAGTACAAACGTGGGTGATTTAGTTTATAAGTCAAGTTACAACTATGAATACGACATTTTTAGCGACAGAATGCCAGAAAGTACTGTTCAATGGTTATCAAAGGTATTGATTAATAAAAGGGCAGCTATTCAAACGGAAAAGGTTGTTAGAACTGCTACGGCTGCAAAAAAACAAGGATTACTTTACAATTGGTTTGTTATAGATCAAGGAGGTGGAGGTGATGGAACAGCGGTAGGAGGTATAGTTAACCCTTCGCAAACTGGGTGGTATGTTCCTACATCAACAGTAGGTGTTGATTTTGATTTATTAAAAACTTTCCTTTCTACTGGTGGAGGTGGTAAGTTAAAAGAAACAGGTTTTACAAATTGGGATTCACCAAACACAGGAGCAACAAATTCAACAAAGTTTAACAGTATAGGTTCGGGGGTTCGTGAGTTTCCTTGGGGCTTTTCAAATCTTAAAAAAACAGGTCAATACTTAACAAGTTTAGACACAGGTAATCCTTCTTATCCTTTAGGGTCTTTTACTAGATACTTTACCACCTTTAGTGGTGATGGAATTTCTTTAGGTGTTCAAGACGGTAAAGCTGGTACGTCTATTCGCTTAATGCGTTTAGCTGTAGGCGGTGAAAATGACGGTGATTTGATACCTAACGCCTACTTAGGTAATAACGGCGAATCTTATGAAGGTGTCGTTATAGGCACACAGGTTTGGATAACTAGAAACCTTTACGAAACTGAGTTAAACGACGGAACATTAATTCCAAACGTTACAGACGATACAGCATGGGGTAATTTATCTACGGGGGCTCTTTGTTCTTATAACAACACAACCCTATTGCCTACGGGTACTTTTATAGACGGCAAATACTTTCCTATCTTAATCACAACAGAGGAGACTACTTTAGACGATAAATTTACACCTGAAACATTATTCAGATTAAAATTTAGGTTAGCAAACAGACGTAAAGGATTGAAATAATGAGAGAATTGCAGATATTAATACTTGATTTACAAGGGAATCAATTAGGTGAATTAGATTTAACTGATAGCGATGACTTTGCGTTGAAATTAACCAAGTCTTTAGCGTCTATTAATGACTTAGGGAGGCGGAATACTTCTTATAGCCTAGACTTTGACGCACCTCAAACAAAGAACAACAACAAACTACTAGCTGGTTTAAGGTTTGCAACGCATTCTAAGGAGATACTAGGGCAAAAGCCTTGCAGTATATTAGTAGACGGTAATCAAGTTGACAGGGGTTTTCTATACCCTTTTGAAAGTGAGCTTGATGGTATGTATAAGCTTAACTTTAAAGGCTTAAATAATGACTGGGTTGAGCAGTTAAGGGATGTTGAGTTAAATCAATTGAATTGGAGAGATTATTTAACAGGTTTAAGAAGTGTTGACGCTACAGAGTACTTTAAGGGTGCTAGGTTTGATGTGTTAAACGCTTTAAATTCAGACACAGTAGATTTAATTTATCCTTATGTAAATAGGAATAACTCAGGTTATAGCGGTTCCTTTCGCCCTCAAATTCATATGAGGTCTATCATTATCTCAATGTTTGAAAAGATAGGCTATACTGTTAATAGTGCTTTTATTGAAAGTGATTGGGTTAGGGGTGACAGACCAGCTAAAAGAGTACCTTATTGGGATGCTTTTAGTAATCCTTACTGGCATTTAGGTATTGGAATAGATCCAGCTTTTCAAATGACACTAGAGCAACAAGACTTGCTACAATTTGTTTTACAGCAAAAGAGTACAGGTTTAACACCTTCAGGGCTTAATCCTGCATCTTGGACACCAGCTGAAAGCCTATTAAATATAACAACACCTTTACAAGCTCCAGCAGTTATAAGAAACGTTTACAGATTCCCTAACCTAATAAACACATCAATTACAGACGATTTTAACAGATTTGACGAGATTAAAAGTGAATACTTAGTAGGTAATTCAGGTACTTATAGATTTGCTTTTGATTTTAATTTTGAATTTTCTTATTGGGATTCAGTAAATAGTATTTGGACAGGTTTTAATATTGCACAAACTCAAACCTTTACAGAAGCTCCTAGTTTTAGCTGGGCCTTAGTTAAGAACAACACATCAGACAGCGTTATAGATGGAACAGTTATTTACACTTCTGCAACTGGGGCATACGATGACATTAATACAACCTTTCACAACTTCGCTGCTGGTGATAAAATTAGCGTCTTTATAATTTTCCAAGACAATGGTATTGATGCTCTAGGTGCTCCTTTATCATGGGATTTTTGGAAGTGTAGAATAGGCAATGATAGTGTTTTAGATATTACTCTAAAGCAAGATGTAGCATTAGGTGACACTTTTAGAATAAACTCACACATACCAAAGGGAATCAAGTGTTTGAGTCTATTACAAGACTTTAAAACACAGTATAACTTATACTTCGATGTAGATGTTAACAGAAAAATAGTATTTATTGAGCCAAGAGATGACTTTTTTACAGGAGTACAGGAGGACATAACAAACATAATTGATTTTAATACAGCTCCAACGCTTAACTACTTGACAGACTATAAGAATGAAATGGTTTTTGAGTACGCTACAGATTCAAAGGATAAATATTTAGACGAGTGGAGCAAGGCAAACGATAATACTTATGCACAATACAAATATTTGTTC